CCCGTGTGTCTCATAATCGTCCAAAAAAATGGAGATGTAAATCGATTTCCAGATTTAACTGGTCTTACCCCGTGCGTGTAATGCATGTCGCCTGGGAAAAAATATGCTGCTCCTGCTTTAGGCTTAAACTCTATTCCATGTTGCGGGAAGTATAATTCTCCACCCTCATATTCGTCATTGAAATAAAATAAACCCGCTAGGTCGTAGTGGGGAAAATCATTTGCTCGTCCCTTTTCAATACCAGTATGAAATTCTTTATCTGCATGTGGCTCTTGTCTTGCTCCAACTGGCCATCTAACAATTGCTGGGCCCGTTTCTTTTGCATCAACATCAAAAAATTTATCTACTTCAATTTTTAATCTTGCAATCATGCTATTAATCAAGTCAAGTATAGTAGGGTCCGATTCCATTAAAGAAAAGTATGTGCAAACCCTGTCTTTCCATATATCAGCATCATATAGGACCAATCCATCTTCATCGACATGTGTCTCCGTGTAATCCCATATCTTATTATTTAAAGCAAAATTTACTAATCGCTCTCTTTCTTCTGGTGTAAGAAAGTTTTCTAACTCGACTATATTGTCAGAAGAATTTCCATAAAACCCAGAAGGAGTTATTGATTTTGGAGCGTGTAACTTCATGTCTTCGTTTGCTGGTTTCATTTTACCTATTCCCTATAATATACATTTTATCATTAATCATTTAGTCTGAGCCACCTTTTAATCGGATTGCTTTTACCTGATGTTCTCCCATTTTTTTGCCTTTATGATCTGTTGCATCTCTATAAAAATTAGTCCAATTTCCCGCTGCATTTGCAGCTTGTACTGCGGTTGAGTAGGACTCGTCTAAAAATTGTGGTCTGGGAACTTCTGATATTGGAGATAAAATAATTTCTGAATTTTGCAGATTTTCTAAATTGATTGGTATTATAGATATAATCGGGGTGTTTGCTTTTATTGTTATCTCTACATTTGGCCTAGTTATTCTCCAGGCCACTGGAATATCTCCCTTAAAAAATGATGTGGAAAGAAGTGTTGTAAATGGAACAACTCCATCTATAAACTGGTTTGGAACTGGCATTGAAAGAAGGGTCTGATCTTTTTCAGTTACAAACATTAGTCCAGTATTAAAGCTAATTGTTGCATTTGCCCTGCTAGTATAAGCATATTTATCACCAGAAAGTATTTTAACATGGTCTGGGGTGGAGTCGGAAATTCCATCCCAAATAAAAGTAATGTCTTCAGGAAAAGATATTCCCCATCCTAATTGATTGGTTAATCCAACTGGAAAGCACTTGTATGCGTGAGATTCGTAGGTCTCGTCCATCCAAGATCTTTTTGCATTTAATGGGGATACCTTGGCGTATCCTTCTCTAGTTTTGTAGACCTTTATGTTTTTCACGTTCAACTCTTTCTGCTCTCATCTGCATAAACTCTTGGCAGTGTGCATGATCATTATAGTCTAGCATTGTTACAATCGAATATTTTCTTCCTTCTATTACTGGCTCGGCTACGTGAGAAAACAAGTATGTAGAAGGAAATATGTAAAGATCCCCAGCTTTTGGTTTTATCGAAATATCTAATTTTGGAAAAGTTAATTCTCCGCCAAGATAATCGTCATTTGGATATGCCACCAATGAAACCGTAGCGCTATAGGAGAAGCCATGGTCTGCGTGTTCTTTAAAGTGTTGGCCTGGGCCATATTGAATAAAGTTCATAACTTCCCAATAATTCATTCTTACGTTATACTTACCGCAATAGTCTTCAACAGATGGGATTTGAGCTGCATACGCAGACTCCCATATTTCTGACAAAGCAAATTCTTGTATATTTTTAGGACTTTTAATTTCTCCAATTTTAAAATCTTGGCAGTCTCTATAGTCTAGTTTTGTTTCGGAATATCCAACTGTCGCGTCTGCCCATTTGTATGAATCATTGTTGGCGTCAATAAAATCTTTTGTTTTATCCATAATAGATTGTGGCACTACATTTCTGTATACCCATAGTCCTGGAAATAACATTTCTTTTGATGACCAGTTTGGCTTTATGTCTGTAATCATTTACGCTCCTGTCTTAATATAGTTTAGCATATTATTTGGCATAATGTCAATGATTATGTGAACTCTATCTAAGGTGCTATTATTTTCCACGGAGTGTGGTAACGTGTTATTTATTTCGTATCCTTGTGATTCTATCATATTAATTTTTTCATTATTAACAGTAAAATATACTTCTGGGTTGGTTATAACTGGTATGTGTATCCTTCTTGAGTAGTGCAACATAGTTCCGCCATCAACATGCTTTCTTATTTTTGCCCCCGCCTTTAACTTTACAATTTCACACCTAACGACTTCTCCATTGTAGGCATTGGCTATTTTTATATAAATATCTTCAATTTCATTATTTGCTTTATTGGAATTAAATTTATTTTTAACATTTTTATTTAAAGTCTGCCCAGCAACCCAGTTATAATCTGAGGTAATCAGGCTGATTGTCTCGGTGTCTTTATGGGTAAGGTAAGTATTTTGCCTTGATTCATCTTGAAGCCACTCTTCTGTATAAGATAAAACTTCTTTTTTTATATTATCAATTTTAAATATTGATGTTTTAAAAAAAGACCATTTACTATCTTTTTTCATTTGATCTGACATAATCATATATCTCGCAATCTATTTCATTTAACTCTTTAATTCTTTTTAAATGAGATTTATTAATTTCTACCTTAATTGATGGAGATCTGTTAGATTTATCAGAGTATTTGAATGCATTTATTCCAAACTGTTTTTTAACTTCTTCGCTAAAATCAAGCTTAAACTTATCATAGTTTTCCATTGTGTATACGTTTATATTCATGGCTGCCTCTTTAACCCTATCTATGTCTATTGAGTAATCTTGTAGGTGCCATATGTTGTCTATATATGATTCTGAGCTTACCCCAATATAACTGTTAAAAAGGCTTACGTCCGTGGACCCAGTTAGAAATTTAGACTGAAGGTTTCCCTGTATCGCTGACTGCTCTCTGTATAGCCACTGATCTAAATTATTTTCTGCCGACTCTTTTGATGTTATATACCCAGTATTATATTTAAAATAGCTAACATATCTTTCCACTGGATCCCTGAGTAAACAGAAAACTTTGGGAGACTCCATGTATTTTAATGGCATTCTCCCAAAGTGTCCTATAACAAACTTACTTTTTTTAATATGCTCTGTATCAATCTTTGTTCGATTTGATGCAAAGTGTGGAATATCTTTAGCAATAAGGTCTGGGACCATATTGTTCCTTATGTATACACCAGATGTTCTGGGTATATGAAGATGATATATAGACACTAGAACATTTTTACGTTGTGTACTACAATATCTCCTGCAATTAGGACATCTATTGGTGAAGCATCTATCTTGTAAACATTTCTTGTTTCATCAATAGTATTTATAGACTCAACTGATACTTCAACAAATCCTTTATTTTCAACTCTTTGTAGTATAATGTCTCCTACTTCTACTGTTCCTGTTGTAATAAACATATAGACATCATTTCTTTTTACAAGTACTGTGTGCTCTAGAGAGAATCTTTTTGACATATCCCCGTTAAAGAACATTGTTATGTCTTTTACTGAAGGTACGATATTTGTAATTGTTGTTGGGACTACGTCCATTCCTGTTATTGATTTTGATGACCAAACAGAAGGGTCCTCATCAATTTCAGATGTAAGCTCATCCCATTTAACTCCAGCAACCACGTCACCTATTTTAATGTCTTTTGCTGGGATATAGACTATGTTTTCGCCATCTAGTACTGATATTAATGTGTCTTCATCTATACAAGTAAAGAATCTTGGTGGAGCAAAAAAGCTTGGTGGAGCAAAGAACCCTGGTGGGGCAAAGAACCCTGGTGGGGCAAAGAACCCTGGTGGGGCAAAAAAGCTTGGTGGGGCAAAGAACCCTGGTGGGGCAAAGAACCCTGGTGGGGCAAAGAACCCTGGTGGGGCAAAGAAAGTTGGTGGGGCAAAAAAGCTTGGTGGAAAGAACGGTGGGAAGAATGGTGCCAATGTTGTAACTGAGTTTGAGTTAGCAGAATATTCTGAAGTACCGTTTGCATTTACTGCCTGAATTCTATAAGTCTGAGATGTATTTGCTGTTTCTGGAACTGTATAGGTTGTTGCTGCAGTCGAATAC